GGCCGCCCCGGCCCGGGTTCGTGTCCGAGTCCGTCCGCGCTGCCACCGCCGGCCCGCTCCCCCTCACCATCATCGGCTCCCGCCCCACTAGCGGCTGCCGGCCCGTCATGTCCGTCTGCACGGTCCCGCCCGAAGGCGTGGCCCCATACGGGCTCGGCGCGTCCCGCATGTTCGGCGGGGCGCCCGGCCGCGCGAAGGCGCTGTCATGGCCGGCGGCGGGCGGTCGGCCCGTCCCGGACGGGGTGTAGCTCGCCTGCCCGGGGTTGGCGCTCGCGGTCGGCCGGTCGCGCGGCTGGCTCTGGGTCGGACGCGGATAGCCGATCGACTGGACGGGGCGGTTATGGCCCCGCAGCGCTTCTGCCAGGCCGAATTCGTCCCCCGCCGAACGGGGCGGGCCGACGACGCCGTAGGGGCCGAACGCCGGGCCGCCCGGCTTGCCGTAATCGGTGGCAACCGTTCCCCTCCCGCTCGGGGGTTGGGCCGTTGTCGGTTTGTTCATCGTTCCTGCTCCGGGGCGAAACTGAGCCGGTAAAAGCATTCGACCTGCGCCCGGCTCACCGGCTGCGCCCACTGACCGAACTCGCTCCAGCAAAAGTCAGGCGGCATCACCGGATCACGGGGCAGTGCCGCGAGCAGCGGACCGAGACAGCGACTGATTCGCCCCTGATAGGCGGGAATCTGCTCCCCTCGCTCGTCGAACACCATCATCATGCCGTTCGTGCAGAGATAAACCGCCGCGATTCGCTCTCCCATCGCTTACTCCTGTCGCGCCCAATCGACGCCCGCAAGAAAGGCTTGAAACAAGGCCCAGCCCAGGTACAGCGGCCCGAACTCCGGGTCGATCTCATCGGCAAACCGCTCCTGGCCGAGCACGTATTCGAGCGCCGCCTGGCGCTCCTCATCCCGGCGCGTCAGCGTGAAGACGACCGCATGCGACGTGTGACGAATCAGCGTCGGGCCGATTCCGGTTACTTCGTGGGCGCGCGCCCGAGCGGCCGCCAGGCGCTGCCGGTACTCGCTCACGCCCCCGGCTCCGCCCGCACCCGCTCCGCCGCTTTCACGATCCGCTCGGCCAGGGCTTCGAACTCCTTGCCCAGGGTCTTCACCGCGGCCGGATCGAGCCGTTTCGCGGCCAGCACCATCGCGGCAGCGAGCGGCTCCAATTCACTCATGCGCTGGTCGAACTCTTCCCGAGGCGTCATCAAGGTACCTCCTTCAGTGCTTTCCGTTCAGCGCCGCGCGGCGGTCTGACTCGTCCGCAAAGATCTCTTTGAGCTCGTACCGGACCATCGCCCGCGTGCTCTCGTCGCGCGGATTGCTCGCGCCCGGCACGTCGTCGCGCGTCATCGACGGGCGCGTCATCTGGCCGGCCTGGCCGCGAGCGGCTCCGGATGCACCGGGCGCTGGCATGGCGGGTTCCGGCAACTCCTCGAGCAGCTTCGGGGCGCCGTCCTCGCCGTTCAGCCGCTCCAATACTTCGTCCGGCTTCAGGCCCTCCAGGTCCGGCCGGAGCTTCGCCGCCGCCTCCGGCATCGAGTAGATCCCCATCCGGACGAGCGACTGCATGTTCTCAATCTCGATCTGCTCGGCCTGCGCATCCATCCACCGCGCCCGCGCCGTGTCCACGAGATCGATCAGCGAGACCTCCGGCCACTTGAGCGTAAACTTCCCGCGCCGACCCTGGAGCCGCAGGTGCAGCGTGATCAACTGCTTCAACGGCACCTCGAGGAGCATCCGCCCGGCGTCGATCACCTCGGTGAGGAGTTTGGCCTGCGAGGTGCTCATCCGCTCGGTCGTGGACCATGACAAGCCTAACATGAACGGCGGGATGCCGGTCTTCGCGGTGATCTGCTGGGCGAACTCTTTGGCGCTCGTTTCGAATTCGAGCGTGTGGCCCTGCGCGCCGAGGATCTCGAGCGTCACTTTGCCACTCGTCCAGAAGTGGCGGATGCGGCCATTGCTACGGTCGAGGTCGCTCTGATAGAGGTTGTCCATCATCGGCTGGAGGATCTGCTTCGTCTGCGTCCCGGTCGGATCGTTCCACCCTTCCGGCGGCTCCCAGTTGACGTGATAGTTCGGGGTCCCGAACCGCTCCCATGTCTGGCCCATCGAGCGGAACATCTTGATCAGGATCTCGGTCACGAACGGGAGCGAGGCGATCAGCGAGGTGCCGTTGGGGTCATCCCCGCGGAAGTCGTTGACACTCGTCAGCAGCAGCTCGGGGGCGAGGGTAATCGGCACGCCGCCGCCATACTGGTACTGCACGACGTTCATCGCGTAGCCGTCAAAGGTCGGGCGCATGCCGGTCGTCGTCGGATGCACTTCCACCAGGCCGAAGACGCCCGTGCGATCGGCGGTGAGGAGAATCTCGGCGTGGGCGCGGCCGTAGGTATAGGCGTTGTCGAGGTGGCTGCGGGCCCAGGTCTTCGCGCCGGTCTGGATCCGGTTGACGGGGAGCTCGGCGAGGAATGCATCGATCTCCTCCTTCAAGCGCGGACTGGCTTCGATCTCCGGGAAGCCGACGAGATCCTTGAGGCGCAGGATGGCCGCGTCGATCAGGGGGATGGCTTCGCGGAGCTTGTGGTTGAGGTTATAGTCCTCCTTGATCGGGACGTGATAGTAAGGACCCAGAAGCGCCCCGATGCCCGCGAGATCCCAGGACGGACGCGCTCCACCAGGCTGTACTGGAGCAAAACTGGGGGCTTCCGGCGCTGCAGCGGGGACCATGGGCAGCGGGTGCGGAAATCCCGTACCGAGCCACGTATAGGTAGCCCGATTCGTGCTGTTCTGGTAGGGGTTGCTGCTGCCATAGACGTTGACGCGGTTCCGGCGGTCACTCCCCACGCGCGGCCGGATATCGCCCTGGGGATATGAGTTCTGCCGGCCGACCTGGTTGCGGGTGTAGGGGTTGACGATCAAGCCCCGCCGGTCCTGGCGATAGGTCGCGCCGGGCGGGGGGCGCTCGGTATTCGGATAGCCGGCCGGATCAAGGGGCGAAGCCATGGGCCTATTTCGTCACTTCGACAAGCGCGCGGTCAATCAACTGGAGGACGCGCTTCCGGGTCATGCCCGGCGTGTCGTTGAACTGAACGAGGCGGCCCCAGGAGACGGACGCGGGGCCCCAGGCGACGAACGAGCGCCGGATCGGCAGCGCCCGGAGGAGGGGAAAAACGATCCGCGTCATCTCGGCAGCGGAAAGATCGCGCCGCCGCTGGACCTCCCGGATCGCGCCGACCAGACAAAACCGCGCGCCGCTCCCGTGATAAGCGCCCTGACACCAGCCGCTTGCCAGGAGCGCTCGGACCTCCTGCAAAAGCTGTGAATCCGTCATCGATCGACCTCCTCGGGAAACCAGGGCGGCGGCACCGCTCCGTTCGCCCGGCGTTGATTATTCGGATAGCCGGCCGGGTCAAGCGGGCTTGCCAGCTAGGGTTTCCGGGTCATGAAGCGCGGCCAATGATCGAGGGAGGCAAGAACAACCTGAATCTCCCGGTCCGTCCAGTGTCGCCAACCCGGACAGTCGCGATGACCGCACCAGCAGGGATAAACGCGAAAGGTTTCGAGCCATTGATGGCGCTCCATGCCGCTTTTGGCAATCTGTTCCTCGCTGTACGCGGCGCGGGTCATGGCCCCACCTCATCCGGAAACCACGGCGGCGGCACCGCGACCCGCGCCCGGCGCTGCAGCCGCCGGATCTCCCGGTAGGCCCGGCAGCACTCCTTCACCAGCCGGTCATAATCTTCGCCCAGCTCGCGGAAGAGCTGCACCTTCCAGAAGATCATCAGCCCGGCGCCGAGAAAGACGCCGCTCAAGCCCGCGAGGCACAGACAGATCATTCCGCCTCCCGGGCAGCGACGGCCTCGATCGCCGCGTTCATCGCCGCCAGATACGCCTCACTCGGCTGTTTATCGATCTCCTGCCCGGGCCGGTAGTGCTCCCAGACGGCGGCCTGGAGCGCCCGGGGCGTCATTCGCCAGTGTTTGAGACAAAAGAGCTTCCGCGGCGGAACTTCCACCGCGCAGCCGCGCGCATGACAGCAATGCATGCCTTACTCTCCCCATTCCGGCAACCGATCATGGCCGAAAGGTCTTCACGTTCTGCCAACCGCACTCCGGACAGAGAACAGCCACATACGATTTTCGCTGCCCGAGGAACTTTCGCTGCTCCGTCGGATCGAGCCGGCTGCCGGTTTCCATGATCACCGGCGCGCCGCAGTGAATGCAGATCGGTCCGGGCAGCGCCGGCGCCGCGGGCGCCGCCGCGGCGGGCAGGCGCGGGACGACGGCCGCCGCCGCGACCACTTCGACCATGCGTTTCAAGAGCTCGCTTCGCTTCATGATTTACTCCCCCAGCTCCGTTAACAGATCATCGAGCGCCGCCAGATAGAGCGCCGCGCGCCGCCGGACGTAGACGAGGAGCTGCCGATACACACCCTCATTGCCCGCCCGCATCGCCCCGGCGAGCATCTCGTTGTGCTCGACCAACCGCTCCCACGCCACCGCGCAGGGATGCGGCGCCTGCTCCTGGGTCATGAGACCTCCGCCGGCAGCACCCGGTCCTCATGCGTCGCCAGGTCATGCTCGAGGCGCCGGACGCATTTCCCGCAGAACAGGCACTGCAGATAGGTCACGATCAACTCCCCTTCCAACCGCCGCGCGAAGCGAAGTTCGCCGCCGCACGGGCCGTAGCTCTGCTCATTGAGCCAGACATCTGCGTCACACCAGCGCCCGTTCATCGCCATCAGGCCTTGCCTCGTAACTTGTCGCGGAGCTCAGTCAGATCCCCTTCAGGATCATCGTTTGCCTCGATCCAGGCGGCAACGGCTTCAAGGAGGAAATCGACCTCCGGCGGCGTAAGCTCGGCCGCGCGCTCGATCGAAAAAGGTATCCCGGCATCGCTTTCGTGCACATCGGTCGCATACCACGTTCGGCCCGGCTTCATCACCGCCCCATCCCCAGGCTGATCGGGCTCGCGACCGCCTCCCAGCGCTTGAGCCGCTCGAGCGGATAGCCGATATGCCCCTCCCGGGTCGGAATCATCAGAATCCCCGGCTGCAGGGTAATCGGCCCCGTCGCCTGGATCACTTCCTCCATACCGTCGATCGTCGTGAGCTGCACGATGATCCGCTGCGCGCTCTGGAGCTGCGGCACCTCGAGCGGAATCGCTTGATTCATCATCGTTTCGGTCCTTGCGCTTTCCGCAGCTCATCGATCGTCCGTTGACAAGCCGCTTTGACTTCCGCGTCGTTGCAAAGGCCATCGAGATGCAGCAGCATCCCGACAAGGCGATCACAAAGAGCGGCGCTAATTGGCACGGGCTTCATCGAAACAACCTCTGCCCCGCCCGGTGCGCCTGCCCATGCCGGTCTACATACTCCGGCGGGCCCTCCGGTTCGATCACCTGCCGCTTCGCTGTCTCTCGCACGGGCGTCGTACTCGGGATCGGCCGCCACTCGCCCCCCGCCGCACTCTGCCAGTGGCCGGTCATGCTGCCGGCGGCGGGCGGCATGGGCGGCGCCGGGCAGGGGAGTGCCTTCTTCTCATTCATCGGGTTTTTCTTTCAGACGAAAGCCGCAGTGGACGCAATACCATGAGCCCGCGTCGCCGTATGTCGCTTGCTTGCAGGCGGGACAGATTACGCCCTCCGCCCCATAACGGTAAAGGTCGAGCGGGGTTCCGGCCCACTGACCCTCCTTGAGAATCGGCATGGGCGGCGCCGGGCAGGGTTGTCGGGTGGGTTTGTTCATACCATCAGTC